TGAAACATTATGTAATACAACCATAAATAGTAAAGATCAAAACCAAGTTAGGAATGTTATGGAAAAGCTCACCTTCAAGCAGTATTTGAATTCTAAAACAAAGCTATTAGAAGCGATTGAAGAATCACCTATATATACTGCAACTTATACTGTCAGTAAATATTGCAAACTGCCAGTTGGTGAGAGTAAAGACCTTAAAGAATACATTCATCTAAAACCCAAACACCAAATTGTAGTTGAATGGGACTACGGAAACCCTGATGATCCACAAGCATTGACGATCAAATTTGATAAAGTTGTTGACCTTGATAGAGAAAAAGCGTATAATCCTTTATGGATTAGTGAGCGACTGGAAAAATGGTTGACAAAGAATGCTCGCAAAACCCTATAAAAATCTGTGCAGTTTTGCACTTACCCATAAATACGTTAAATTCAAAGACACTAAGGAATAGCTATGAGCCAAACATTCAAAGAATATTTGTTAACTGAAGCAACAACGAAGGGTAAAAAGAACACTGTATTAAAAATGTTCAATCCAGAACGCTTTCGTACTGAGATTGAAAAAGTTCTTGACCAAATGATTAAGCGTGGTGCTTCAACAGAAGAAAATATGATGAATGAGCTCGTAATGATTGAAGCAATTTCGGTTATTAAAGAAGTTATGTCAAGCCGTCTTGAACCATACTTGAAGCCTGGATATGCCGAACGCAAAGAAAAAGATGATGAGAAGACTACCATTGAGATTGAAAAAGAAATCAAAGAAGTTCTTCATTTGACTTTCCCTGAAATGAAACCAGCAATGAATCAATTTATGAACCTTCTTGTTTCCCCTATTATGGATGAAGCAATCCGTGTTGGTTTACACAAAGCTGCTAAAAGCATTGATATGCAACGGTTAGACGCAACATCTCGTGATGCATTTGGTTATTTGATGCGCTTCGTTATGAATTCAGACGCCGCAGCAGATGTTCAAGATGCTAAAGTCGCACAAGCACTTCTTCGCCAATGGAGCAAAGAAGTCCGCGTCAAACGTAATGTTGGGAAGAAAGTTAAACGTCGTCAACGTAAAAACTCTATGGACGCCGCTGTTGAAGCGATTATGGCTGATGAATCGGTGGAAACTGAGGACAAAGAAGACAAAGAATAACATTCTCTTCGCCTTGTAACAAAAAGAGCTGGCTTATGCCGGCTCTTTCTTTATCTACCCATAAATACTCCTAAATAGTATAGGAGCGATTTTATGTCAACGTTTGATTCACCTGCTGATGCACCTTTCCAGATTAAAACTGAAGGCTCAGAAATTACACTAAAATTTGTTCGGACTGGACCGGACACTGGCCGCGTGTCGTGGAACATTCCAACACCTGCAGCAGGATGTTCATCTGAAACACAAGTATACGATGGTATTGTTATTATTATTGACAACAATGCTGTTACTGTTGCTAAAAGTCCAATCAATGGAACATTCTACACTGCCGACCCAACATCTGATAGAGATTTGCACGCTGGTGATAAGATTGACACAGCTCTTGTTATTGGTGCTTTCTATAATGACAAAACAACAACATTCTTTGACATAACAGGATTGCAAGATAAGATTGCATATTATGTTTCTGGGTACGCTGTTGATGCTCAAGCTCGTTATCACACTGAAGGTGTTCACGCCTATTCCTTAGATTATGAAGGTGATAGTGGTACACCAGATACAAGCGGTTCACAAACTGTTGAATTTGGCGTTAAGGGAACTGATGCAACTGGATTGAATATTGGAGAGCTTTACGAATTTACTATTACTATTGATGGTACTGAATATCCTATTACAGTCAACGGAACTGACGCACAAACATATGACAACTTGACTGTAGCAATCAATGCTGAGTTAAGTAAACTTGGCAACGCTCCTCAAAGTCCACTCGCTCCTAATACCGGAGCATACTATTGGAATACTACTGAAACAAAATTGTACCAGTGGGATGGAACAGAACATATTTTATTAGATGCGATCATAGAAGATATAGATCCTACAACAATATCACTTGGTAGTTACTGGTATGATCCAACAACGGGTATATTGCAACGATGGGGTACACCAACTATTGGTGCATGGAACTCAACAAATGTTATCCGCTACGGAACAGATTTAACAGCACTCGGATGTGATGATTATTGGTTTAATGGCACCGATGCTTTCCAATGGGATGGTTCTGTTTGGTGTAAGAAAATTGTTTGGAACCAAACAACTGATCCATCTCTACCAGTATATCCAGAATGTGGCACTTACTGGTATAATGAAGACGACCTAAACATTTACAAATGGAACGACCAGGATAATACCTGGGAGGCTACATCTGCAATATATTGGAATGAAGATCCTAATGCTCTTTCTGTTGGAACATATTGGTTTAATGATACTGACCAAGTTCTTAATCAATGGAATGGTGCTGCTTGGAATATTATTACATCAACAGTTAGTGAAACAGAACCAGCAACACCAGCTCCAAGTATGTTCTGGTACGATCCAGCAAATGAAGAGTTGTGGGAACGTGACTTAGCGAATACTGCTTGGACACTATTACCTGTCCTTGTTTGGGAAGCTGATCCTACCGTTACTGGAACTTGTGACTTGTGGTGGAACTCTACAACAGATTTATTGTACACTTGGGACGTCACTACGTCAACTTGGGATTCGGTTGTTGCTTTCATACAGTCTGTAATAGATCCAGCAGCACCAGCAGTGTTAACAACAGATGATTATTGGTTCAATCCTACAAACAATTCACTATCCGGTTGGGATGGTGTTATGTGGAATACTGTTAATTATATTGCTCATCCAACTGATCCAACGATTTTAGTTGTTGATGATGTTTGGTACAATGTAGAAGCTAATGAATGGAATCGTTGGGATGGTGCAGCATGGGTTTCATTTGATCCCATTGACTCTATCAACGATCCGCACACATTATCTATTCCAGCAGGAACGTATTGGTATGATACAACCAATGATGCACTCGCTCAATGGAATGGTACATCTTGGGTTACATTATCATTTACAACACTACCATTGACTCCTGCGACAGGTGAACTATGGTATAACACTTCATCTAACACCTTAATGGAGTGGGATGGCACAACTTGGGTATTAGCAACACCATTTGCGACAGTTGGATTAACGTCAGCTGGTGACTTAATATTTACAAGTACAACAAAAGGTAGCACATCGTCAATATATATTCTTGATGTTTCATTGTTTGAAGCATTATTGATAATGGGAATATTTTTAGATCCAATCAATGGTACAGATGGAATTGATGGCACATCAATGTATACTCAAATTGGTGTGGGGACTGATGGAACACCAGATGAGCGTAGAGAACTATTAGAGAGTATGAGAGCACAACTTGGTTATCCGGTTATTGATGTTGAGCTCACCAAATATCAATTTGATACAGCACTTACAGGTGGACTTGAAGAATTCCGTAAACGAAGTGGTGCTGCATATAAGCGTAGTTTTTTCTTCCTTGATACTCAACCTGGACAACAACATTATATTCTTGCAGATAAAACTGTTGGGTTTAATCAAATTGTTAACGTCACCGGATTGTACCGAATGACCTCAGCGTTCTTATCATCAGCATATGGTTCAGGAATATATGGACAGATTGTTCTTCAACAATTATATAGTATGGGAACATTTGATTTATTGAGTTTCCATCTTGTTAGTGAATACATAGAGCAAATGGAACAATTGTTTGCTACTCGTTTAACATACAATTGGAATGAGCGCTCCCGCACACTTGCAATATTTGATACCCGAGTTTATCCAGAGCGCATTCTTGTTGATGCAACAATAGAACGAACTGAACAAGATTTGTTAACAGATCGTTACACCAAATCTTGGATTGAAAAATGGGCACTTGCAGAAGCAAGATTAATGCTTGCTGAAATTCGTGGTAAGTACGCAGCGCTTCCAGGTGCGGGCGGTGGTGTATCGTTGAACGCTCAGGATCTTATTACTCGCGCAGATCAAGATATGCAATCATTATTAGATGAGATTGATAATAGAGTTGCAGATACCCCAGAAGAGTTTGGATGGGGAACAGAATTTACAATAGGATAATAGATATGTTGAATGAATTATTAAACGAAATGTCAGAACAAGGAGATATAACATCTTCTCGTAAACAAGATGACAGGTTAAATAAAATGTTTGCTCGATCGGGCGACGAGGGACTTAACTTAGCATACGAGTGGGTTAAAGGAAACACAATATCATTAAAAGAATTTAAAGAATTGATTAAATGGTATACAAAGGAATAATATGGCTTGTGAAGAAAAACCAGATGGTACTCTTTGTCCTGAAACAACGGATAATTCTTGCCGCCCATTTCAATTAACAAAAAGCAAAGATGCTTGTTTTATAGATAGCGTTGTAGATGAATCGTTGGGAATAGGTGGAGCGGATATTCATGTGTTCAAACTTCTGGGCGTACACGAACAAGGACTGCTTATAGATCTCACTGGAACAGGACAACCACTTTCTGGCGGCGATTCTGTTAATTTCCCTGCGAGTAACACCTTTGATACTTTCACCACGGAGTGGAGATCATTACAAAAAGGCAGTGCAGTGATTGCATCGTCATTCATAGGATACAACTTTGGTGAAATTAAATTAGATAATGATCGGGTACGATATGGGATTGATACCCATATTCGCCACGACATTGCAACTGTTAAAATTAAACAAAGTGCTGACGCTTCAAAGCGAGTAACTAAAGCTCGCGTAGAACGATCAGAGGATGGTGTTAAATGGTACGGTGCATCAATCGTTAATTTGCCAGATGATGATAACTTAAACACTATTAGTTTCAATCATTCAGTTCCATCTGGATACTGGAGACTACGCCCATTAGAATTTAATGGAAGCACAACTGATTTTTGGGGAGTGCAGGCACTTCAACTTATAGACTATGATGAGACATCTATTGATGATATTCAAGATGATATATTTCAAGAAAATCGTGATAGAGATTATGCCTCTGAAAGTACTACAATTAAAGGATCATATGATCTGATTGATATTCAAACCGAACTGACTCGTTTTGGTATTGAATTACCTACACAATCATATTATATCCAAGTTAGCTTTTCAGATATTGTAACTCGTCTCGGCCGTCCAATTGTTATCGGTGATATATTTGAACTCCCAAGTGAAATACAATATTCACCTACTATGGTTCCAATTAAAAAATATCTTGAAGTTACAGATGTTGGTTGGAGCACAGAAGGTTATACTCCTGGATGGACACCAACGATGTTGCGTGTTATTGCACAACCAATGATTGCATCTCAAGAGACGCAAGATATATTTGGTGGTCTTGCAGGTTCAACTGACGGCATGGGATTGTTTGATATTAACGATGGAAGCCATCCAATCTTCCAAGATATTTCAGAAGTACCTCAAGTAATCGAAGCGGAGGCGTTAGATAGCACTCCTGAACGCGGAAGAGATTATGCCGACGTTCATGAATTTTCATCTGAACAAATCGAATCAGCAGCGGATCAAGGTATTAATCTTGCTAAGATTAGTTTAAACTCAAAAGCATTATATGTAGAAGATGCCTTACCACCAAACGGAGCTGAGTTCACAGAAGGTGACACCCTCCCTGATACACCAACTGATGGTGAATATCACAGATTAACATATACGGGGTTGGCTGATGATATTCCAGCAAGACTGTTTAGATATTCTGTAGCGAAAGGAAGATGGATGTATCTTGAAACTGACAGACGTAGTCAATATAATGCAACCAGACCAATTCTGCAAGAGTTTTTATCATCCCCAACTAGAATTGCACCAAATAAGGTAGAAAAATAATGGCTTTTGATTATCACTATTACGACGAACAATTTAAAAGATACCTCACCCAATTTATGGTAATATTTGCTAATATGCAAGTAATGGTCGGTAAGCGAGATACCGAAGAAGACCAGCTAATAACTGTCCCTATTAGATACGGTTATCAGGACAGAGTTGTTGCTAGTATTATAAGTGACAACACCCAGAACAAACCTATACGGCTACCTATGATGAGTGCTCATCTTACTGGTATTAATATGGCACCTGAATTAAGAAAAGGAATAGGATCTATGCGTCGCCAAACGTATATGCCAAGAGGCGAATTGTTTCCAACCGATCTAAAAGTAGCAAAGCAGTTGATGCCTGTTCCATATCGTGTAACAGCAGAACTTGCGATATATACAAGCAATACAGATCAACGTTTCCAAATTCTTGAACAAATTTTAATGTTGTTTGACCCAACCATTCAAATTCAGATAAGTGATGCTGCATTTGATTGGACAAAATTAACAACTGTTGAACTTGAAAATATTACCTTTGATGATAATTACCCTTCAGGTACAGATCGCAGAATTATGATATCTACGTTGAGTTTCAATTTTCCAATATACATCTCAGCACCAACAAATCTGCGCGATGACTTCATCAAAGACATTTTTATGCGTATTGGTGCGGTTAGCAGTAGCGCAAACACAAATGAAGAAATGGTTGCGGATCTTGATGCTCAGGGGATTGATTATGAAAACATCTTCAAGTTGGATGATATAATTTTACCATAAAAGTGGTGACATAGTATAAATAGTACATATAGA